CTAATAAAGAAAATAAAGAAAATATAATTCAATGTAATCGATATATAATATCTGGAGATTTTAACTATGACATTAAAGATTTGGCAGGTGGAAAGGGAATAATTATTCTAGATGATATTAAATTTTACCATCATCATAAACATATGCTAACTTGTTGTATTTCCAGGAGACGGCATTATGATCATGTAATAGATTCATATAAAACACCAAAAGATATTATTATTCCCGATGTTGAATATATGGCATCCGACCATAAACCGATTATTGGAAAATTACTAATACAGATGGATAAATATGTATAAAAATGTATTTATGTATTTGAACTAACTGGATTTGCAAGTTTTTCTAATCTATTTGAAAAAACATTATAATAAGTAGTATAATCAGGGTTTGTCGTATCATTTGTTAATTGACCTGTATAATCATAACATTTATCTACACTTTTTTCTACTAAGTTTGTAACCATTACAATTCTTTTCACTTTTTCATTATTAAGCATATTGATAAAATCGTCTTTTGTTGATTCGGTTGGACATTGTGCTGTAATAACATTTCTACCTTTACCAAATGCATCAGGTTCCATATTGGAAGCATTAATATATTGATTACATTCAGGTAAAACATCTTTATTATGTAAAATAACTCTTGTATCGTTATATGGTAAAATATCTTGATATCTATTTTTCTTTTCTTTTGAACACATTTCACCAACAATAGTTGTTGCATTACTTTCCTTAGGAATGTCAATATATTCTTTTATTTCTTTTTCTTTTTCTTTTTCTTTTTTATTTTTATGCGATAAATTGAAAACATCCATAATAAATTTAAATTGTTCAATTGTTTGTACTAATTTCATTCTATTATTACGGGCTTCCTTCAATTCTCTAATTATATCAGCATTAGTTAGTTTGGATCCACTATATTCTCCTAATTCATCTTTATTATCTAATAAATTAAAATTATATTTGAACATTAATTTTAATACTAAATAAACAACTCCGGTGCGACCAACACCAGCACTGCAGTGAATAAGAGTAGTACCTCCATTGTCTTTAATATCTTTATATACTTCCTTTATAAATTTTATAAATTGTGTTTTATCTTCTGGAACATCGTGATCAGGCCAACCTTTAAACCACATATGAGTTAATCGATGAGAAGGTATCATTTGACTCATATGCATCAGTCCTAGATTATGTAATGTCCCGTGGATTGGTTCTGTATTTTTTTGACTACTGCTATTTGGTAAGTTCAAATCTTTATATTTAAATGCACCTTGTTGCAATTCAAATTTATTTAAATTGGTAATATTTATACTACCATTAATTTTCACAGAATTAATAATTTCTAAAAATCTTTTTTTATTAAGTATTAATCCATCAGTTTTTGGATTATCAACCCATTCATTTAAGTTTGCTGCGTTATAATCCTTTTCAATTGGTTTAGAGGAACTTGACGATACAACAATATAGTTTTGTTGTCCTTTGTCCCTAAATAAATCCGGTAAAATATTAGCCAAAATAGTAAATGGTGATTGTGATACTAAAAAATCATTCAATTGTCGTTGTTGTGTTGAGTCATATAATTCATTCGCCCATATAAATAATGCTATAAGTTGTAAATCATATTTATTAAAGATTATTTTACCTTCTGAATTACCAACACGTTTTCGATTACTTAAATAAGTTTGTAAGTGTGTTATGTATTTTTCTTTTTGTTCGCTTGAAAGATCACCACCTCTTTGAATTTTAGTTTTTAAATTATTCTTCCTTTTGCTTGAAGAATATTTAGTTTTTCTAGATTGTTTTACTCTAGAACGTCTAGAGATTCTATTTTTAGTATATTTCATTTATTATTAAAAAATGAATAATAAAAATAAATAATAAAAATAAATAATGTTTTAAGTTTTCTTAATATTTATAAAGAAAATAAAAAAAATAAAGAAAAATAAGACAATAATACAAAAATATTATAATCAATCCATCAAGGTGTTAAATATAAGCCTTTAGGTCTATTATTGATACTTGTTAAATCATCATCAAAGCTACTATAAAACATATTTAGAACATCCATTCTAGTTCTACGGCGTTCTTCATCACTTTTTCTTTCTTCTGGTAAAACCATACTTGAAGTTAATAATTTTGGATTTCTATTTGGTAATTCTATCATATTTCTAATAATTGCTTCATCTATTTTAGGAATATCACCTTTACAACCACCTTGCATTGAACCCCACAGAATATTTTTTTGGATACCATTAGTATTATTAATATTATTAATATTATTAGTGACGTTTTTAAAATTATTTCTAGATTCTAGATATGTAGATACTAAACAATAGATAATAATACATCCTAAAATTAAAAGAAGTAGATGACATATTTTATTTGTTTTTATTTCATTAATAAAACCATTTAAATCAGTTTGCAACATTTTTTTCTTATTCTTCTAAACAATCTTGCTAGTTTATTATAAAAGCAGATTTTATTTTATTTATTTTTTGAAGTATATCATTTATTTTTATTAATCTAGATGCTATTATTTTATTATCTTCAATTATATCTATATTAATTTTATATTGGGCTTGCCGAGTAAAATCAATAATAATTTCAAAATTCCCAAATTCAAATTCCCAATATATCTTCTTATATTCTTTTTCACTTAATATTGTTTGAAGAAAATCATTGCATCTAGAATTACTTATTGCTGAAATTAATTTTGGTTCTTCTTGTAAAGAATTATCTATATACATCCTTATTAATTGATTATCATTATCATCTATAACAGTATTAATTAACTTAATATCTTGCGTAAATATATTAAGTGGGTTATTAGTATTTATTGTTTCAATGTCATAATAAATTGATGGATAAATATTATATGGTTGTTTTATACTTTTAGTATGTTCTTTTATAGTTGTAATAGTATCTATACAATTATATATTTTAAAGTTATGTATTTTTGGTTGCACTTCTAGAATAGAAGTTATTAAAGGAATAATATTTTCATCAAAATTAAAATTTATATCATATATATTTAATATTTCAGATTTTGATGCAAAATATGTTATGGTTATCTTATTTATTTCCGATAGTGGAATTCCTATGTTTTTTTCAGATAAAATAAACATTTATTATTTTCTTATTTTCTTATGTTATGAATTATGTTGTCTAGATAGTTTTATATTGATTATAAAATAGTTGATTATAAAATTGAAATTAAAAGGTTAATTATAGATAATTTATATAAATTTAAAAGAATAATAATAATTTATACATTATAAACTTAAAATAAATATTTCTGGAAGTATTCTAAAAGTATTGAAAAGTTTCCTAGAATGGTTAGTTTATTTATCCGACCAATAACTTTTGATAATAAAAAAAATGAAATATTACAAAGTAATTATAATATTGAATGGAAAAAACAAATTTCAACAGTAAGTATTAAAAAAGGACTAACTGCAATAGATTTTTTAAATCAGAAGATTATTTATAAATTAATTGGATATGAATTAGAAAATAAAGATAATACTCCAAGTGTATTTGCTTATTTTGACTATATTGAAGAAGATAATAGAAAAAAGCAAATATTTTTAGTAAATATTAATAGAAATAAAATATATACCAGTTTGTATTATAATTCTCATATACCTGAAAAGGATAGTATTAATATTATAATTGAAAATTCAGAAATAGTGAGAAAATATAAAGACCATTTAAAAATTAATGGAGAAGTTGTTGCATTTTGTATAGATATTAATACATACTATTTAGAGGATATAAATATTAATGAGTATGTTGAATTTGTTCAAAATAATGACTATGATGCTGACGATAATTATGTTGATAGTGATGTAGATAGTTTTCTAAAAGAAAATAGTGATTCTGAATGCGAAGATATTTTAGATAATAAGAAATCTAATAAATCTAAGAATTCTAAGAAATCTAAGAATTTAGAAAATAATAGTGATTCTGATAATACTGAATTAGAAGAAGATTATAGTGATACTAATTCTAGTGAATCCGATGATAATGGTCTGGAAAATGATGACCCAGAAGATGATGACCCAGAAGATGATGACCCAGAAGACGATGACCTGGATGATGGTGATGTTACTATTGATGATGAACCTACAGAAAATAATACAGATAATGAGAATATAGATGATGAAGAACCAAATGACGGTGATGACGGTGATGAAGAAGATGATATAGATGCTGATGAAGACATTGATGCATTTGATGCAGAAGATGGTGCAGAAGATGGTACAGAAGAAGGTGCATTAATAGATATTATACCTGAAGTAGAAAAAAATACAAAAAGATATAAAACAAAGCATAATAAAAATGTTAAATTGAGTTCTAATATTGATTTAAGTATTATTTTCAATATATTAAATCCTGAAGACAAAATTAATATAACACCAGAAAAAGACTTACATCCAAAACGAAATTTAAACTTACAAATTCTAAAAACTTTACCATTGCCATTAAAAACAATACAATTAATTGAAAAAGGTATTTATAATTATTCTATCGATAAATGTAATAATAAATCATTCATTCCATTATGGGATAATATGGAATTTACAGAAATATATATAAGCAAAACAAAAAATATTTATACCAATTTAAATTCCAAATGCTATGTCAAAAATAAGCAATTAATTGATAAAATAAAAACAGGAAAAATTGACCCCTACGAATTAGCATTTTTAGATACTTATAAATTATTTCCTGAAATTTGGAATGATATTATTGAAGAAAAAACTAAAATTGAAAAAATACTTAAGGATTCACTAATAGAATCTGCTACAGATATGTTCGAATGTCATCGATGTCATAAACGTAAAACAATATATTGTGAAGTGCAAACGCGGTCTTCAGATGAACCAATGACAAAATTTATAACCTGTTTGGAATGTGGATGTAAATGGAAGAAATACTAATGCGAGGGCTTCAGCCCCTCGAGCACCCCTGTTGGGCTGCGCCCAAACCGCTTAACTCCTGCAAGCAGGAGTATTTTATGCTAATTATACCTTAAATTATTATTGTTTTTTAGTTCTAGTTTATTTTGTATGGTGCTAGTTTATTTTGTATGGTGCTAGTTTATTTTGTATGGTGCTAGTTTATTTTGTATGGTGCTAGTTTATTTTGTATGGTGCTAGTTTATTTTGTATGGTGCTAGTTTATTTTGTAT